GGCGTGCTGCTGCTGACCGCTGCGGTTGACGTGCAGGCAAACCGCCTGGAACTGATGGTGATGGGCTTCGGTGTTGGCTTGGAGCGCTGGGTGATCGACCACCAAGTGATTTGGGGCGATCCGGCGAACCAGAAGACGTGGGATGTGCTGGACGAGAAGCTCAAGGCCCGGTATCGGCATCCTTGCGGTGTCGCACTGGCGATCCTGGCCGCTGGAGTCGACTCCGGTGGTCACCACACGGACGAGGTTTACCAGTTCTGCCGCCTTCGTCGGTGGCGCAACATCTTCGCCATCAAGGGGGCGAGCAAGCCCGGGCGTCCGGTTATTGCCCAGCGCCCGTCGATGGTCGATGTCACCTGGCGCGGGCAGACCGAACGCAACGGCGCCGAGCTGTGGTTTGTCGGCACCGATACCGCCAAGGACTGGATCTACAACCGCTACCCGTTCGAAAGCGGCCCTGGTGCACTGCACTTCGCCAACGACTTGCCCGACGAGTTCTTTGACCAGTGCGTGGCCGAAAGCAAGGTGGCCCGCTACGTCAAAGGCTACAAGCGTATCGAGTGGGTGAAGGGCAAGGCAGACCGAAACGAAGCGCTCGACTTGATGGTGTATTGCCTGGCGATGGCCCATTACCTGGGCATCAATCGCTACCTAGATGCTGACTGGGAGCGGGTCCGGCAGGCGCTGGCCCAGGGCGGGCTGTTCGACGACGAGGCCGGCCAGCAGGTGGTGTCGCCAGAGCCTGCGACTGATGAACCGGAGCCGGCCACCATCGAGCGGTCGGCTCCGCCGCCTGCTGTGCCTGTCGTAAGGGCTCAACCCGTTGCGCCGCAACCTCAACGCCGCATGTCCACCAGCGGCTATCTCAAGAGACGCTGATATGTCCTTTACCCAGAAACACCTCGACGCTATCGAGGCGGCTATCGCTCGCGGTGAAAAAACCGTGCGCTATGGCGACCGCACGGTTGAATACCGGACGGTGGACGAACTGCTCAGGGCTCGCGAGGAGATCCGAGGCAGCCTTGCTGCAGCTGCTGGCCCACGCTCCCGCGTGGTTCGCCTTTACCACGGGGGCAAGGGACTGTAATGGCTCGCCACTACCCTACATTGAGCCGTCAAGGCTTCCTGCTGCCATCGAACATCAAGGCCAGCTATGAAGGCGCCGGGGAGGGGCGCCGCTCGGTGGGCTGGGACGCCCCGGACAGTAGCCTCAACAGCATCAATACCCCGGCCTTGCGCAACTTGCGCTCGCGCTCCAGGGCGGCGGTGCGCAACGACCCCTACGCCTTCAACGTGGTGGACAAGCGGGTCAGCAACCTGATCGGCACCGGTATCACCCCTAGGGCCCAGACCGACGACAACGACCTGCGCAAGCAATTGCAGGTGCTGTGGGAGGATTGGGTGGACGAGTCGGATGCCGACGACCTGACCGACTTCTATGGCCAGCAGGCCCTGGTCGCCCGGACGGTGGAAACCTCGGGTGAATGCTTCGTGCGGTTGCGGCCTCGTAGGACTGAGGATGGCCTGGCGGTGCCCTTGCAGGTGCAGCTACTGGCGCCGGAGTTTGTGCCACATGACAAGTTTGAAACCACCCGCGACGGCAATGTCATTCGGGCCGGGATCGAGTTCAACGGCGTAGGCAAGCGGGTGGCGTATTGGATGTATCGCTCGCACCCGGGAGAGTCTTCCACTCTGAGCGGCGGCTATAACCAGCTGGTGCGAGTGCCAGCCACCCAGGTGCTGCACATCTTCGATCCGCTGGAGCCCGGCCAACTGCGTGGCGTACCGCGCCTGTCGCCGGTGCTGAAACGCCTGCGCAGTCTCGATAACTACGATGACGCGGTGCTGTTCCGGCAGGAGGTCGCGAACCTGTTCGCAGGCTTCATCACCCGGCCCACGCCGGAAGGTGGTCCGCCACCACTCGATCCTGTCACCGGTCAGCCGTTGACGCTGGATCGAGACGGGTTCACACCCATGGTGGCATTGGAGCCGGGGACCATGCAGGAGCTAGGGCCCGGGGAGGAGGTCGAGTTTTCCAAACCTCCGGATGCGGGCAACAACTACCCGGACTTTATGCGTCAGCAACTGATGGCCGCCGCTGCGGGGGCGGGCGTGCCCTACGAGATCGTTACCGGCGATATGCGCGACATCAACGATCGAGTGATGCGGGTGGTGCTGAACGAGTTTCGTCGGCGCCTGGAGCAGCTGCAGTTCGGCGTTTACGTGCACCAGTTGTGCCGCCCGGTGCGTGCGGCTTGGTTGGATATGGCGGTGCTGTCCGGTGCTGTGCAACTGACGGACTACGCCCAGCGCCGCCGTGAATACCTGCGAACCCGTTGGGTGCCGCAAGGGTGGCCATACCTCCAGCCGGTGCAAGACGTACAGGCTCGCCGCATGGAAGTGCAGGCCGGCTTCGCCTCACGCAGCGAGATGTGCCTGCGTACCGGCTACGACGCCGAAACGGTCGATGCGGAAAACGCCGCTGATTTGGAGCGGGCCAACGGCCTGGGCCTCAATTACAACACCCTCGAAAGCGTCGAGCTGCTCGACGACAAGGAGCAACCATGAGCAAGAAAACTCAGGTCCGCGTCTACGACGCTGCCGGCGCCTTGGTGCCGGTCAAGGATCAGACCTGGTACACGCTGCGAGCCAGCGGCGAAGCCGAGCAACGTAACATCGAAGTGTTCGTGTATGGCGAGATCGGCGCCTGGGGCGTGACGGCGAATCAGTTTGTGCAGGACCTGCGGGTCCTGGACGACGGAGTGTCTCCGGTGGTGGTCGCCTTCAACAGCATTGGTGGGGATCTGTTCGACGGTCTGGCAATGCACAACGCGCTTTCGCGCTTGGGCGAGCGCTGTACTGGCCGGGTAGACGCCCTGGCCGCCAGTGCTGCCAGTGTGGCAGTGTGCGGCGCGCACCGGGTGGTAATCGCCGCCAACGCCATGCTGATGATTCACAACCCATGGACCTATGCGGCTGGCGATGCTGGGGACTTTCGCAAGGTCGCCGATGTGCTGGACCAGACCCTGGAAGCGATCATCGCGGCGTACAAGTCCAAAGCCCCGGACATCGACGATGCCGAGCTGCGGCGCCTGGTCGATGCTGAGACCTGGCTGACCGCCAACGAGGCTTTAGCCTTGGGCCTGGCGGATGAAGTAGGGGACGGGGTCAAGGTCAACGCTTGCTTGGGTCGTGGTGATGCGCTGCGGCGCTTTCGCAACGCTCCCGCCGGGCTGCTGGCCCAGTTGGACGAGCAGCCCCCAGCGGTCCCTGACGAGCCGACTACTCCGCCCGAGTCCGCTCCTGTGGTGGACGCTGCCCAACTGGCTCTGCTCATCACTCAGCGCTGCACTGAATCCGGTATCAGCAACCTGGTAGAACCGCTGCTCAAGTCCACCCAGTTGGAAAGTGAAGCAGTGGTCCAGGCAGGCCTGACTCGGGCCAAGGCCATCAATGATCTGTGCGTAGCCGCTCGACTGCCGGAGTTCAGCGCCGAGTTTGTGGCGGCCGGTTTGGACACAGCCAGTGTTCGCGCTCGCTTGTTCGACAAGCTGGTGGGCACGGGTAAGGGCTTCGAAATCAACAACAGCCTGCCGTTGGAAAACGACCCGCCGCCCAAGGTACAGGCAAAAAAAATCGACCAGCCTTCGATCTGGGCTGCTCGCCAAGCTGCACATCAACCATCCGCGAAAGGAACCAGACCATGACTGTTCAACGTGAGCCGATGCATGCGGGTGAATTCCTGCTGTCCGAAGGCACCGGCAATATCTCCCGCGAAGCCATCAACGTCGCCGCTGGCCCGGCGCTGGAGCCCGGCCAGATCCTCGGGTTGGTCACTGCCACCGGCCAGTTCGCACCGTACAACCCGACCGCAGAAGATGGCAGCGAGAACGCTCAGGCCATCCTCTACGGCCCACTGGGCGAGTCGGATGTAGTGCGACGCGGTCGCGCCGTGGTTCGTCTTGCTGAGGTCAGTGAGGCTTGTCTGACCGGCTTCGATCTGGCAGCTGAGAAGGCCCTGGCTAGTCACTTCGTGATCGTCCGCTAAGGCGTTTCACCCTCGTTTATCGAACCCGCCCTTGCGGGTTTTTTGCTTTCTGGAGATGGTTTCATGGCTGACATTGAGATTTTCAACGACGACGCATTTTCGGTTTCTTCGCTGACTGCGGCGATCAACGAGCAGGAATACCTGCCAGGTCGCATCGGCAGCATGGGCTTGTTCAGGGAGGAAGGCATCACCACCCTGACAGTGCAGATCGAGAAGGACGGCGACACCATCGGCCTGGTTCCGGCCGGCGAGCGTGGCACCTCCGGTCTGGTGGTTGCTGGTAGCAAGCGCACCATGATTCCGTTCAACACCGTGCACCTGCCGCAGCGCTTCTCGATCAAGGCGGACGAGATCCAGGGCATTCGTGCTTTCGGAACCCGCAGCGAGCTGCAGTCGGTACAGGACGCGGTCAACAAGCGTTTGGCCAAGTGTCGCCGACAGCTGGACGCTACCCATGAATTCCAGCGTATGGGGGCTTTGAACGGCCAAATCCTCGATGCTGATGGCAAGACCGTGTTGCTGGATATTTACAAGACCTTCGGCGTCACCCGGAAGAAAGTGAAGATGGGGCTCAACAGTCCAGACACTGAAGTCCGCGAGAAATGCGGCGATGCTCTGGACGAGCAAGAGGAGGCGCTGGGTAGTATTACCAGTACCGGCGCCCGGGCTTTTTGCGGCAAAAACTTCTGGAATAAGCTGGTTGCCCACGAGAAGGTTAAGGAAACCTTCCTCAACACTCAGCAAGCCTCAGCACTGCGAGGGGATGCCCGAGAGAGCTTTGAGTTCGGCGGCATCGTGTGGGAGCGCTATCGCGGCAAGGTCGCTGGGGTTCAGTTTGTTCACCCCGACCAAGCCCTGCTGATTCCCGAGGGTGTGCCTGATCTCTACGTTTCTGTGTTTGCCCCGGCTGACTACATGGAGACGGCCAACACCGAGGGCCTGCCGTACTACAGCAAGATCGAGCCGATGCCGTTCGGCAAGGGCATGGCCGGCGAAGCGCAGTCCAACCCGCTGCACCTGTGCACGCGGCCATTGGCGCAGATCCTGCTGGAGATGTAGCCGTGGGCATTCGCGAGCTGGTCGCCGATGTTGACGATGCGGTGTTCGAGACGCTGGGGGATACGGCCTACATCGAAGGGCGCGAGGTGCTGGGGATGTTCTCGGCGCCTTGGCTGCAACCCAAGCTCGGCAAGATGAACACGGGGCTGCGTGAGCCACATCTGGTGATCCGTGTATCGGATGCCGAGGGGGTAGAGGTACGTCAGCAGGTGCGCATCGATCTGCCCGCGCACGATGGAGGTGGCCTGTACACCTTGGTTCTGATTGAGCCAGGAGGCGATGGCCTGGTCAGTCTCATTCTGAGGATCAATCCATGAGCATCGGCAGCTACGCTCGACAATCGGCCAGCGAGGGCATGATCACGCTGCAGCCCTCGGCCGTCGATTTGCAGGCGTTCAAGGACTTTGCGGCCGTGGTGCCCAAGGCAGCAGCTGCAGCCCAGCGCCGGGCGATCAACAAGACCTTGCGCTGGTTGCGGACCTACATCGCCCGGGCTGTCAGCAGCAAGGAGCGCATTGCCGTTGGGGCGGTTCGCCAGCGTTTGCGGGCTTACCCCATCAACAGCAACGGACAGGGCAAGCTCTGGTTCGGTATCAACCCGATTGAGTCGAGCCGGATCGGTCGGGCCCGCCAGAATCGGTCGGGTGTGTCGGTCGCGGGGCGGCGCTATCAGGGGGCCTTCTTCAAGAAGGTCTATGGCAGCCAGGCCGACATCTGGATTCGGACTGGCAGCAAGCACTACGACCCGAGCGACTACCCCGAAACACGGGAGGGAAAGCGGCGCTCTGGGTTCATCAACGAGAACGACAACCGCTTCCCCCTGGCCAAGGCCAAGGTGTCGCTGGATGACGTACGGCCGATCTTTGAGGAGTGGGCCAGGCGTGCCGATGAAAGGCTGCTGGAAATCCTCGAACAGGAACTGAACTTTGAGCTGCAGAAGTATCTGCGAGGTGGCAAACGTGCCTGATGAACCTTTCAGCCTGGATCAGTTGTACATCGCGATAGAGCGACACATTCGTGATGCCATCCCTGGCTTGGCCTATGTCGCGGTCATGCCCGATTTGTTGGATCGTGTGGCGATCCCGGCGGTAGTGATTGAGTTGGTGGAGCTGGAGCCAGGTAGCGATCAGATGACCGGCGAAACGGCGCTGGACGCTCGCTTTGAGGCGCGAGTAATCGTGGGATCTGAACTGCCCCAGTGTCAGCAGCAAGCGGCCTTTGTCGCTTCGCAGATTGCGGTTCTGTTACGCATGCAGACCTGGGGCGTCGAAGTGGTCGCCGCCGAGTTTGTGCGGTCGGCCCAGGACTGGACGCGGCCTGAGCTGGATGGGTACGCGGTCTGGGTCGTGGAGTGGACCCAGGGCATATACCTCGGCAAAGAGGAATGGCCATGGCCGGATCAGCCGCCGGGCACGTTGGTGTTTAACCTGGGCGAGGGTGTCGGTGATGTCCGGCCGGAGGAGTTGTCGTGAGCTACGTCAGCGCACAACACGACCGTATGCTGGCCGGCCTGATCATCCCTTGCAGTGTGGTCGGCGTAGATCTAGCCGCCGGGGCGGTGCGGGTTTCCGACGGCGCAGGTTGGACCAGTGCCTGGGTCCGCTGGCACAGCCAGGCCGCCGGTAAGGCTCGGCACTGGCGGGCGCCGAGTCTGGGTGAGCAGGGGGCCTTGATCAGCCCCAGTGGCGAGCCAGCACAAGGCACCTTCGTCCCTGGTCTGTACGGCAACGCCGGTGCGCAGCCGGATAACCGTGACCACGTCGAGGTCTGGCGCTTCGACGATGGCGGCTCGCTGGTCTACGACTGGCAGGCCAAGAGCTACACCATCAGCCTGCCCGGTGGCACGGTGACCATTCAGGTCGGCGGCAGCTCGGCGGTGGTGACGGATAGCAGCATTACAGGTAAGGCCGACACCATCACGCTGACCGGGCAGATCACCTTGAATGGCGAAGTACAAATCAACGGCGCGAGCTTGAAGCACAACGGGGTGAATGTTGGATCGACCCATACCCACCTGGGAGTGCTGCCGGGCCCTGGGGCAACGGCGCCGCCGCAATGATTTCCCTGCAACTGTTACTCAACCCGAGCCGCTTAAAGCGGCTTTTTTGTACCTGGAGAAAAGCATGTCCACCCCCAAGAGACTCACCGACGAATCGGGCAGTGCTGGCCCTGCAGTGTTCCGCGACACCCTCTACACCTCCCGGGTGTTGATCCTGCCGGACGGCCGCCAGCTGGCTGTGGCCCAGGGGCGGGTAGCCGCTGACGCTGGGGATAGCGCCGCGCTGGAGTACCTGAGCAAGCACCCGGATTTGCAGCAGGAGTAACGCGATGATCGGAATGGATCGCCGCACCGGCCAGCCGCTGTCCGGCATCGAGCATGTGCGGCAGTCCATCGAGGACATTCTGACCACGCCGCTGGGCAGCCGCCGGATGCGGCCGGAGTACGGCAGCAACCTGCGCCGCTACGTCGACTTGCCGGTGACCGGCGGCTGGAAAAGCGCGGTCCAGGCCGAGGTGGCGCGGGCGCTGTTGCGCTGGGAGCCACGCTTGAAGCTGGAGCGGGTGCAGGTGGTGGCAGTGGTGGGCGGGCAGATCAGCTTTCAGTTGGTGGGTCAGTACCTGGGGAATAGCGCGATATTGGAGGTAACGGCATGAGCATGCTGGACTTGTCGGCACTGCCGGCGCCGCAGGTGCTGGAGCCCCTGGACTATGAAGAGCTGTACCAGCGCAAGTTGGCACTGTTTCGTCTGGCGATGGGTGAGAACTGGACCGCAGCGCTTGAGAGTGACCCGGTCGTCAAGCAATTGGAACTGGTGGCCTATGGCGACATGCAGATGCGCGCCCGGATCAACGACGCGGCCAAGGCGCTGCTGCTGGCTCATGCTCAGGGCTCGGATCTGGATCAACTGGCCGCCAACGTCAACCTGCGGCGCCTGCTGATTCAGGCGGGAGATCCCCAGGCTGTGCCACCAGTCGAGGAGGTCAAGGAGTCGGATGACGCTTTGCGCGAGCGCGTCCAGCTGGCCTATGAGGGGCTGACCACTGCCGGCCCACGCAACAGCTATATCCTGCATGCGCGCAACGCCTCGGCGTTGGTGGCGGATGCATCAGCAGAAAGCCCGGCCCCTGCCTGCGTGACGGTGTCGGTACTGAGCCTGGAGGGCGATGGCACCGCCGGGCCGGAGCTGCTCGCGGCTGTTGCCAAGGCCGTTAACGATGATGATGTGCGGCCGGTGGCGGATCGGGTCACGGTGCAGAGTGCCCAGGTGCTGTGCTACCGCGTGGATGCCGTGTTGCACATGAAGGGCCCGGGCCCGGAAAGCGATGCCGCGCTGGCGGAGGCAGAACGTAGGTTCAAAGCCTGGATGAACCCGCGCAAGCGATTGGGCGTCGAGGTCGCCCGTTCGGCTATCGATGCGCAATTGCATGTCGCAGGTGTGGCCCGGGTGGAATTGCTGGGTTGGCAGGACCTAGCCCCGACCCAAGCCCAAGCGGCGTATTGCACGGGCTACAGCATTAAGCTGGGGACCTGACATGCCGAGCCTACTCCCCATCAACAGCACGGCACTGGAGCGCGGCCTGGAGGCGGTCAACACCCAGGACACGGCCAGTATCCTGCGCACGCTGTACAACCCCGACACCTGTCCGGCGCACCTGCTCTCGCAGTTGGCGTGGGCCTGGTCGGTGGATCGTTGGGACCTGAGCTGGTCCGAGACGGTTAAGCGCAGCGCCATTCGGGCATCGTTCTTCATCCATGCCCGCAAAGGCACCATCGGTGCGCTGCGGCGGGTGGTGGAACCGCTGGGCTACTTGATCGAGATTATCGAGTGGTTCAACACCGTGCCTCAAGGCGTACCCGGAACCTTTGCCTTAAAGGTTGGTGTCCTCGATACCGGCATCACCGAAGAGATGTATCAGGAGCTGGAACGCCTGATCGACGACGCCAAACCGGTCACCCGGCACCTGACCGGCCTGGCGATCAGCCTTGAAACCAAGGGCGCACTGAACATCGGCGTGGCTCTGAACCTCGGCGACGAAATCGACGTGTATCCGCCTGTGCTGCGCGACATCGTCACAACCGGCGTCCTCAGCAACACCGGCCGCGAAGACTCAACCGACAGCGTCGACGTGTACCCGCCCGTCTCGGGCGCTATTGCCCTTACCTGCTACATCGGCGCCCCTGGGCGTGAACACTCAATCGACACATTGGACACATACCCATGATCGACCCGAACAGTCAGTTTTTCGCAATTCTCACTGCGGCGGGTGAGGCCAAACAGGCCAACGCCGATGCCTTGGGCATACCCTGGAAACTAACCGAGATGGGCGTCGGCGATGCCAACGGCACCGACCCTATTCCAGACCGGGCGCAAACTCGGCTGATTAACGAGCGCCGACGCCGGCCGCTGAACAAGCTGTCGGTCGACCCGGCCAACCCGAACATTATTGTCGCCGAACAGATCATCCCGGCCGACGAGGGTGGCTGGTGGATTCGTGAGATTGGTTTGTATGACGCGGATGGCGCCTTGGTTGCGGTGGCGAACTGCGCACCGAGTTACAAACCGCTGATGTCCCAGGGCTCCGGCCGGACCCAAGTCGTGCGCATGAACTTCATCGTCTCTAGCGCGGCCAGTGTGGTATTGAAAATCGACCCGGCCGTGGTGCTGGCGACCCGGCAATATGTCGATGACTCGATTGCCGACGTGGTTAACCGGCAGGACACAAAGGCGTCTGTATTGGTGGCGACCACGGGGCCGATTCAGCTGGCGGGGACCCCGACGATTGACGGGGTTCCGGTGCCTTTGGGTTCACGGGTGCTGGTGAAGGACCAGGCTCAGGCCAAGGACAACGGGATCTACCTCACGGCAGAAATCTGGAAGCGGGCCGCCGATGCAGACACCAGCGCAAAGGTTACTCCAGGCCTGTTGGTCGCTGTCGAGCAAGGCGCCGTCAGTGCCGATACCCTGTGGCTGCTGGCTACGGATGGGCCGATTGTTCTCGGCACCACGTCGCTGGCGTTCAAGAGCGTGACCCAGAGCCTGGCACCGATCAATTCGCCGGCGTTGACCGGAATTCCGACTGCTCCTACTGCTGCACAGTTCGACACCAGTAAGGCTTTGGCCACGACGGAGTTTGTGCAGCGAGCAATCGGTGGATTCGGTCGGGCTTTCAGCTACGGCTCAGCTGGGCAGGTGATCCAGCCGTCGCAAGTCAATGCTCATATCAATGTGTTCGGTGCCTGCAACAGTTTGACCCTGCCACTGCTAGACAGTGTGCCGGTCGGATCTGTAATCGGCATTGGTGCATCGTCTTTGTCGTGTTCGATTCTGCGCCAGGGTACTGACACTATTTTTCTGAACAGTGCGCTTGCGCCCGCATCAAGCATCACCGTGAACGATGGCGAGTCTGTATCGCTGGTGAGCAACGGCACGCAATGGATCGCCTCGGGTGTAGCGATGCTTAAGCACGCCGCCAGCTTTGCAGCATCGTTAGCACCAGCTGGTTATCAGAGACTGCCGGGGGGCCTAATTCTGCAATGGGGAAGTGCTGTGTCGGCCGGAGGAGCAACGGGTAACTGGAATGCTGTCTTTTACATTGCGTTCCCGAATGCGTGCCACAGCGCTGCAATACTCGGCAACGGAGGGTCGACAGTGTTTTCCCTGGTAAGCAAGGGCACAAACGGAATTAAAGCCACGGCGATGCTTAGTACTACAGGGGTGCCGAATGCCGATCTTGGTGGTTTTTTCATCGCCCTAGGAAATTGAGGAGGGTCTATGTTCAGTTCGAAATCCACTCGCAGCTTCTACGATCCCACTGTTCACATTTCTATGCCGAAGGATGTCATCGAAATAACCGCTGAAAGGCACGCCGAGTTAATGGCAGGTCAGGCCGCAGGCAAGGTCATTGATTGGGGCAAGGACGGCTTCCCGGTGCTTACCGACCCACCGCCACCGAGCGCTGAGGAGCTTGCCGCCGTTGAACGGGCCTGGCGTGATCAGCAGTTGACTGAAACGGATGGCGTTGTAACTCGGCACCGCGACGAACTGGAAGATAGCGCAGCTACCACTCTTACAGCCGAGCAGTACAGCCAACTCCAAGCCTACCGCCGGGCGCTGCGTGGCTGGCCAGAGTCCGGCGAATTCCCGCTCAGCGAACACCGCCCGCCGGTGCCTGAGTGGTTGTCCAGCTTGACCCCATAAGCGCCCCGCACTGACGGGGCGTTTTCTTTCCCGCGCTACGGCGCCTGTTCCTCCCACAGCCTCGCTCATGCGGGGCTTTTTCATGTCTGGAGCTTATCCATGAGTGGTTTCTTTCACGGCGTTACCGTTACCAACGTCGACACCGGCACGCGTACTATCTCGCTGCCGTCGTCCTCGATCATCGGCCTGGTGGACACCTTTACCGAAGGCCCCGACTTCAGCGCCAAGGCCAACGACTTGCTGCTGATCACCAACGAGCGCGAAGCCATCGCGGCCTGGGGCCCAGATGCGGCCATCACCAAGGCGTGCAAGGCCATCTACCAGCGCGCCAAGGCGGTGATCGTTGCATGCGGTGTGGCCAAGGTTCAGGACGCTGCACAGCAGACCTCCGCAATCATTGGCGGGGTGCTTGCCAGCGGCAAGCGTACCGGCCTGCAGGCGCTGCTGGATGGCAAGAGTCGATTCAACGCGCAGCCGCGGTTGCTGGTGGCCCCCAAGCACAGCGCAGATCTGCCAGTGGGCACAGCCCTGGTCGCCCTGGCCGACAAGCTGCGTGGCCTGGCCATCCTCGACGGCCCCAACACCACCGACGAGGCGGCCATGGAGTACGCCAAGAACTTCGGCGCCAAGCGGGCCTACCTGGTCGACCCGGGTATTCAGTACTGGGACACCGGCGAGAGCGCGACCGTTGATGCGCCGGCCTCGGCCTGGGCGGCGGGCTTGTTCGCCTGGACCGACAACGAGTACGGCTTCTGGGCTTCGCCGTCGAACAAGGAGTTTGTCGGCCTCACCGGCACTACCCGGCCTATTGAGTTCCTCGACGGGGACGAGACTTGCCGGGCCAACCTGCTGAACAACGCCAATATCACCACGATCATTCGTGATGCGGGCTTTCGGCTCTGGGGCAACCGCACGCTGTCCAGCGATCCGAAGTGGGCGTTCGTCACCCGGGTGCGAACCATGGACATCGTCATGGACGCGATCCTTTACGGGCACAAGTGGGCGGTCGACCGCTCGATCACCGCGACCTATGTCAAGGATGTGACCGAGGGCCTGCAGGCGTTCATGCGCGACCTGAAGAACCAGGGCGCGATTATCAATTTCGAGGTCTACGCCGACACCGAACTCAACACCGCCAGCCAGCTGGAGCAGGGCAAGGTGTACTGGAACATCCGCTTTACCGATGTACCGCCCGCCGAAAACCCCAACTTCCGTGTCGAGGTCACCAATCAGTGGTTGACCGAAGTCCTCGATTCCGCCGCTTAAGGAGCCGCAGCAATGGCAATGATTCCCGAAACCCTGGCGAACATGAACCTGTTCGCCGATGGCATCAGCTTCCAGGGCGATGTCCCAAGCCTGACCCTGCCCAAGCTCACGCTCAAGACCGAGGAGCACCGGGCCGGTGGTATGGACCTGCCGGTGGAACTGGATATGGGCATGGAAAAACAGGAAGCCGGTTTCACCACCACCGGTGTGCGCCGCGAGTCGTTGAAGCTCTTCGGTCTGGCTGACGGCACCGCCTTCAACGGCGTGTTTCGGGGCGCCTTCAAGGGCCTCAAGGGCAAGGTCACCCCGGTGATTGTCACCCTGCGCGGCATGCTCAAGGAGGTCGACATGGGCGACTGGAAGGCCGGCGACAAGGCCGAGATCAAGCACAACGTGGCGTTGACCTACTACAAGCTGGAAGTAGACGGCCGCCTCATTTACGAGATCGATGCGCTGGGTATGAAGCGCGTGATCAACGGCGTCGACCAGCTCGCCGCCCAACGTTCGGCCCTGGGCCTGTAAGGAAAACCCCCATGACTCAAGTAGCGAAAAAGACACCGGCCTGGATGACTCTGAGTGCCGAGAGCGTGGCCGTGACCCTCACCAAGGCGGTGGAGATGAATGGCGTGGTCTGCGACAAGGTCACCCTGCGTGCACCCACCGTGCGCGATGTGCGTGCCGCCAACACCGCCGCCGGTGGTGACGACGAACAGCGCGAGCTGATGCTGTTTGCCAGCTTGGCCGGGGTCGGCTCCAAGGACCTGGAGGGCATGACCCTCAAGGATTACCAGCGCCTGCAGGCCGGCTATTTTCGCCTGGTGCAAGACGACGAACTTTGACCCGGCGGTGATGAAGATGGCGGCGAAGCGGCTCGCGAGCGAGCTGCATTTTTCCGCCGAGGAAATCATGACCATGCGCTTTAGCGACATGGTCTGGTGGCTCACGGACTGAGCCCGTCAACTCGGGCGTAGGGGGATCAGATGGCAAGCAAACTGGCGTTGGGGCTGGTGATCGGCGGCGCTGTCAGCTCGACGGTGGGGGCAGCCTTCAAGACGGTTGAGGGCCGGATCAAGAAGCTGGAGGAACAAGGCAACAAGGCCAAGGTGCTGAAGAACACCATCGGCGAAACCATGCGCCTGCGGGATGAATGGAGGCGGGCGCACGAAACCGGTGCGGCCTCGGCCGCCGGGTTGTTGCGCAAGCTGGAAGGGAACCTGAGCAGCCTGCAAAAGCAGGGTGTCCAGGTCAACAAGCTGCGCCAGGAATATCAGGCACTCGGCCGAGTGGCCCGGGGTGCGGATCTGCAGCTCAAGGGGCACCAGCAGATCCAGCAGGGCAAGGAGGGCCTCAAGTCCAGCATTGGCCAGGCCGTGGCCGGTGTCGGGGCGGTAGCCATTCCGACCAAGATCAGCGCGGACTATCAGGCGATCATCCGCGACATTGCAATCAAGGCCGACGTGGCGAACAAGCCACAAGAAGCCCAGTTGACCCGCACCATCATTCAGACCTCGCAAGACACCGGAATGGGCCGCAACGACGTGGCCGAGCTGGTGAATCAGTTGGTTGGCGCGGGGATGGAGCTGGACAAGGCGCTGTCCTATGCGCCGGTGGCGGCCAAGTTTGCCGTGGGCCAGGGCTCGGGTGGTGAGGACACCGCCAAAATGATCCAGGCGCTGGAGCAGAACGCCAAGATCAGCGACCCGAAGGTGATGGAGAAGGCCCTGGAAGCCATCGCGATGCAGGGCCAGGCGGGCAGCTTTGAGGCGTCCGACATGGCGCGCTGGTTTCCGCAGCTGCTGGCTGGCATGGGCAAGATGGAAATCACCGGCATGGATGCGGTGAGTCAGTTGGGCTCGATGCTGCAGGTGCAGATGAAGACTGCCGGTGGCTCCGATGAGGCAGCCAACAACCTGAAAAACTGGATGGAGAAAATCGGTTCCGGGGAAGTGGTCAAGGCGTACAAGGATGCTGGTATTGATTACCAGGCCTCGCTGAGTACCGGTGTTCAGAAAGGCATGTCGACCCTGGAGTCGAGCTTTGAGCTGGCCATGCGGTACATCAAGGCCACGGACCCGGCCAAGGCCGCGAAGATGGCCGAGGCCCAGGCGAAGATCAGCAAGGAGGCGGATCCGGCCAAAGCCAAGGCCTTGCTGAACGCCCTGGAGCAGTCCTTGCGCACCGGCGACCTGTTCTCCGACATGCAAGTCAAGGCGGCACTGACGGCGTACTCGCAGAACCGAGAGCTGTACGAGCAGCTCAAGAAAGATTCTTTGAGCGCTAAGGGCATCCTCGACAAGAACCTGGCCGAGCGCCGGGAAACCTCCTCGCAGCTGTGGGCCGAAACAGCTCACGCGATGAATGACGGTATGCGGGCCGTGGGGGATGCTCTGCGCCCGGCAACGGATGCCGTGGCCAAGCACATCACCACGGTGGCCAGGTCGCTAACTGGGATGGCGGAGAAAGCCCCACCCCTGGTGATGGGGATCACCGCCATGGGGGCTGGGCTGGTCGCGCTGAAGAGCGTGGTGTCCGCCTTCAAGATAGGCAAGGGCCTGCTCAATGTGGCCCGGGGTTCGTTGATGGGGAACCCGAACGTGATCCAGCGGGTGTTTGTCACCAACGCCGGCGGGCTGGGCGGTGGTGATTACGACATCGATGGTGGCAAGGACAAGAAGGGAGGCAAAGGCGGCAAGGGCTCCCGTGCAGGACGGGCGGGGCGCGGCCGGCTCGGTAGTGTCGGGCGGGCGCTCAGGAGTGTCTTTAGCCGGGGCGGTGTGGGGACCGTTGCAAAAGGCGCGGTAGGTTTAGGCTCGGCAGTCTTAAAAGGTGCAGGTTCCCTATTCAAGGGGCTGGCACCGGTGGTCAAAGGCGGGGCCTTCCTGTCGGTGCTGGGTGCCGGCCTCAAGGCTGCAGACACCTACCAGAATGCCAAGACCAAGGACGAGAAAGCAGAGGGCTATGGCGGCGCGGCTGGTGGGCTGGCGGGTGCTTTGGTCGGGACAAAAATGGGGTTGGCTGCCGGTGCGGCCATTGGCTCTGTCGTTCCAGGGCTTGGCACTGCCATCGGGGGCGCTATCGGCGCCGCCATCGGGGGCACTGTCGGTTACCTGGGAGGTGATGCCCTGGGCTCTTTTGCAGGCAAATCGATGTTCGGCTCTGATGAGTCGCTCAAGAGGATGCCGGCAGCGGGCCCGCTGATGCTGGCCAACGCCGGGAAGGACATTCCGCCGGTCCTGGGCGACATCGCGAAATCGTTCAAGACAGGGCAGACACCCCCGGTCATGGGGCAGGTGGTCCGCTCGATGGGGGCAGCCACGCCGGCTTCAGTAGTGCCGTCGATGCTCAAGGCGCCTGATCCAGCGAAGTCGGTAGCGCCCAAGGTCGACCAGCAATTCACCTTCGCGCCGACTGTGCCAATCACGGTGCAAGGGGACGTTAAGGATCCGGCCCAGGTGGCCCGGGAAGTCGAGCCCCATCTGCGACGTATGTTCGACGAGTTCAGCCGCCAGGCTGCGGCCCGTCAGCTGTCGGACGAACCACACGTTTAGGAGGTGCCATGGTGTACATGGAGCAACTGCAGTCGGGGTTTCAGTCCCTGGTTGAAGCGGGGGAGGCGGGCCGCAGCAGTGCGGATGGCATGCTGACCCCACTGAACGGAGCCATCAGCGATATTACCGGTGCTGCCTCGGAGCTGGAGAACATCCCGTTTGTGGGGCCTGAGATGGGCGCCAAGCTGCAGCGGACCTTGCGCGGCATCACCGCCGCACAGTCCGTAGTCGGCGAGGTGGCAGCTCAGTACAGCCAGGCCGTGTCGGCGGCGGGGCAGATTCAGCAGCGTCTCGGTACGTTGCAGGAGCAGACCGCCAAGGCCAGTGCCGCTATCAACCGGATCGGCGGGCAGATTAGCCCATCTCTGGGCAACATTCTCCCGACCGGATCGTTCGGCGGCCTGGGTACTCCGGCCGCCGAGGCGGTGAAGCCGTTCCCGCACCTGCTGATCATTCACCCGCTGAAGACTGGCGGGCAGCCGTATTATTTCAACCTCGACACTGCAGCCTTTGAAGAGCTGCGCCGTCAGACCGGGTTCCGCTGGGCTGGCCAGGAACGCCTGACCCGTAGCATCGCGCAGCAGGCGGTGGGCCAGGGCGACGACAAGATCACCCTCAAGGGCGCGGTGTTTCCGGGGTTCAAGGGTGGGCTGGGTCAGTTGCAGAAGCTGCGCAGCATCGGGCGGCGGTTGCAGCCGCTGAGCCTGACCACGGGCTATGGCGAAGTGCTGGGCACCTGGTGCCTGACCAGTCTTGAGGAGGAGCAGAGCCACCTGCTGGCGGGGGGCATCCCGCGTAAGCAGGGCTTTTCACTGGAGTTCGTGAGCTATGGCGACGACATGCAGAACGTCTAACGGAGATCTGCTCGACACCTTGTGTCACCAGTTTTACGGACACCTGAATGGCAGTGTCGAAGCGGTGCTGGATGCCAACCAGGGGCTGGCCGACGAACCCCAGCCGTTCCGGGCTGGGGTGCTGATCGTACTGCCGGATCTTCCGGTGGTGACAGAGGCTGCGCTGCAGCTATGGGATTAGCCGGCCGCCTGGGCGCATTCCTTGGCGTTAGCCTGGTAGGACGTGTTGCCTTCTGAGTACTGCCGAACGTTCTGGGAAATCATGCCTTGCCAGGAGGTGTTGGCATCGATTGCGGCGGAGCGGCACTTGGCGAAGGGGGCAAACAGCGATCCGAAGCGGTCGCTTTCGTCCATTAACTTTTTCAGTGCAATGGCCTGATCGCGAGCTTGTTTGCCGTCCATAGCTCCGGACAGCGCTAGGGTTTGGCCGTGCTCTACCGTCTTATTAAGACGTTTGAGGAAGTCGCGGGCCTCCTCGGGCTTGATCTTTTTTGCTGCTTCTTGGGCGGCGATGGCCTGCCTACCGCGCTCTGCGGCTTCGGCGCTCACGGGGGCGTCGTCACCCAGGTCTATAACCCGCAGTTTCTGTTCGGCTTGTGCCATCGAGGCGGCCAACAGGCACAGCGTCAATCCGAAAATCCTTTTCACTTTCTCAACTCCTGTAGGGGCAACGGCTCGGGATTCTATGAAGTCCCGGTGGCTGTGTCACCCAGGGGGAGGCTTATTGCATGACGCCTGTATTCCGAATCGTTGCGGACGGCAAGAACATCACCGCGCTGATCAATGACCGGCTGTTGACCCTACGCACCTCGGACAAGCCCGGCATGGAGTCGGACGAGTTTGAGCTGCGCATCGATGACCGAGATGGCGCGGTGGCGCTGCCCAGTCGTGGTGCCAGTATCGAGGTGTTCATGGGGTACTCCGGCCAGTCACTGACCCGGCTGGGTCGCTACACGGTAGACGAGGTCGTGGTGACGGGGCCGCCCGACTCTATCGAGATCCGGGGCAAGGCCAGCGACATGCGCGGCAGTGGCAAGACCACCCGCAGCGGTAGCTGGGAAAACGTCCCGCTGCAGCAGATCGCGCGCGATGTGGCAACCCGCAACGGCTGGCAGCCAGTGTGCACGGTGACCACCAAGGTGCCCCGGGTCGACCAGCTCAACGAATCCGACTTCAACTTCATCACCCGCCTGGCCAAGCAGTACGACTGCACAGCCAAGGTGGCCGACGGCAAGTTGCTGGTGCTGCCTCGGCAGGCCGGGCAGAGCGCGAGCGGCAAAGCTCTTGGCACCGTCACCATCACCCGCCGCGATGTGAGCCGCTATCAGTTTCGCCTGGGGGACAAAACCACCCGCAAAGCGGTGCAGACCAAGCACCAGGACAAGAAGAGCGGAAAGCTCCGGGTCGTTGACCTGGGCAACGAGGATTCCCCGGACGGCCTACCGCCGGTGCACACCGACCGCCATATCTATCCGAACAAGTCCGCAGCCGAACAGGCCGCCAAGGCGCGTCTGGCTGCATTCAACCGCAGCACCGCCGGTGTGCGCCTGGAGATGCCTGGCCGAACCGATCTATTCGCTGAACGCATGATCAATGCCCAAGGCTTCAAGGTCGGCCTCGATGGCGAGTACCTGGTGGACTCGGTCGAACAGGTGTTTACCCAGTCCGGGTGGAGCACCACGGTCGAATGCAACGGCGGCAAGAAGGGTAAGGCAAAAGCCAAGGGCAAGAAAAAGAAAGAAACCAAGCCGCTCAGGGTCGAGCAGCTTTAACCCTCATCATCACTGGAGATATCAGGCATGACGATTACCGCGCAGCAACTGCTGCAGATCCTCCCCAACGCCGGCGCTAAAGCCGGCGTTTTTGTTCCTGCTCTCAACGCCGCCATGAGCAAGTACGGCATCGTCACCCGCCTGCGCATGGCGGCGTTCATCGCGCAGATCGGCCACGAGTCTGGCCAGCTCCTGTTTGTGCGCGAACTGGGCAGCAATCAGTACCTGAGCAAGTACGACACCGGCACCCTGGCCAAGCGCCTGGGTAACACCCCCGAAGCGGACGGTGACGGCCAGAAGTACCGGGGCAGGGGGCTGATTCAGGTCACGGGCCGGGCGAACTATGAAGCCTGTAGCGAAGCGCTGTTCAGCGATGCTCGATTGCTCAACACCCCGGAGCTGTTGGAAACCCCGGTCTATGCCGCGCTGTCGGCGGGTTGGTTCTGGCAGCGTGCGGGCCTGAACACCCTGGCCGATAAGGGCGACTTCCTCGCCATCACCAAGCGCATTAATGGCGGCACCAACGGTCTGGCGGATCGCGAGGCGCTGTATCAGCGTGCATTGGAGGTGCTGGCGTGAAGGCCCCGGGCTGGTTATTGCCAGCCTTGGCGCTGGTGCTGGGGCTCGCCTTGGGCGGCTGGCTGGCCTGGACTTGGCAGGCCAACGTCTACGGCAAGGCCCTGGCCGAACAGGCCGAGGCGTACAGCGCGGATCGCGAGCAGGCCGCCACGTCGGTGATCAACTGGCAGGAAACCCAGCAGGACGCCCGCAGGGCGCTTGAGGATCGCCTGCAGTTGAACGACCAAACCCATTACAAGGAGCTGCGTGATGCTCAAACGAACCAAGCTCGCTTGCGTGATCGGCTTGCTACTACTGACCTGCGGCTGTCAGTCCTACTCAACGCCACCGCATCGGGAGGTAGCGGTGGGGTGTCAGCCACCGCCGGCACCTGCGGCGTGGTTCATGGAAGAGCGCGAGCCGAACTTGACCCAGCGGCTGCTCAACGAATTGTCGCCATCGCCGGAGACGGTGATCAAGGATTGATTGCACTGGCCGCCTGTCAGGACTATGTGACGAAGGTATCAACAAGGTGAAAAGAGTTAGCCTGGTTGGATAACGTTCAACCAGGCTACGGTGCTCTAAGTTGTTTTATGATTATCTCGATATCGGACGTTTTTCAACTCGTTCTTCATTTTTCTTCAGCATGGCTCTAAGTACCATGCGGTATCTCGGGTCAGTGAAAGCAAAAGCATCACCTTTAGGAGAGCGGCGAATAAGTGGTCTTTCTCCTTTGGATAGCTGGGATAAAATTTGTGGGATGTTCAAGATGGTTCCACCAGTTGACTCTGGGAACTCTTGTCTAAGTAGTTCTTCCACTTCGCTCGCTTTAAATTGCTCGCCTTCGCAAAGTGAGAGAGCGAATATTGTTTGGTTTCGTCGTCCAGCTTTTGTATCCCGTTCATTCATGTGAGATTCGACAACTGAGTAAGCAAAGTATTGTGATTTTTTTAGCCAGTCGTCGTCTGCTTGGTTAATGTCGATTTCCGTAATGTGATGTGTTTCTTCACTTATAAATGCAAGCTCTAAACAATACTCGTGCACAACCTGTGGTGCTCGGTCGGTGATCCAGCCTACATGGTGAAGTAGTGAGGTGATGTCGTCGATTTTGTATTTGAGTTTTTCTGCAAACCCTCTGTTTACCAAGGAGTTGCACTCTTGTGGTTCTAGTCGAGTTACTTCTGGAAGTTCTACCAGTCGGTTAGCGACTGTGGCATGGTGTGGCGTTTTATAAAAGTACTCTTTCACACCGCTTGGAACACCGACTATTAGGATTTTAACCTTGTATTTAGAGTATCGGTCGTCGTCGCAAAGTATCAGTAGGTCCGCAAGCTCTTTTAAGAGAGGGTCCGTGAATGCAGCTTCCAAGTTATCAAAGACTAGTATTGAAGGTTGTCCGCGCGAGGTCTCATTTAGATGTTTAAGGCATGCTTCAAAAGGTTCCATTTGGCCGATTTTATATTGCCCGGTATGGTTGATGTCTGCCTTTGCAACTCCAGCACTAACTCCTGCTGCTTTTGTTTCTGAGTATGATAGTTTGTCGGCAGCGCCTTCTCGGTCGACAAGATTTTTCAATTCGGCTGCAATACTTCCCAGTCGAGATGCGTTTGCGAGGTTTGCTACTACAAAGTTTATGGCGTTATTTTGAAATGTTTGTTTGTAGAGCCAAGATTTCCCGGTTCCACTCTCGCCGTGAATTAGGAGGTGAAGATTTCCTCGTAAAGCGGTTTTCAATGCTTTTTCAAGATGGGGGCGAGAAACGTACATTTCCTTGTTTACTTCTGCTAGGCGCGGAGTGAAAACATGTTCTGGTTTCATGCGGTTTGAAAACATTTAATGTCCTTATTTGTTTGGCTGGATTATCTCAGCTTTAATTTGTCTTTAATTAGTTGTGCTTGAGGGTTGTAACAACTCAAGCTACATCGACGTCATGTCGACTCATAACTCTTGTTAGGATGAAAATTAGTGTGGTTTAGGTGACTTTGCTAAGGCGGCATCATAGCCCTAGATTGATCGCCGGGCGAATGGTGTTGAGCGTCATCAGCACATTGCGCGGCAGCCAGTGATCAATCAGGGCGAAGAACCGTGGGCTTGCATGAGCTTGCATCTGCACCTGTGCCACCGCGTCTGGTGAGCAGAGGAGTGGATGTGATCAATCCGAGAGGCGGCAAGGTTTTAGTGGGGGCTCGCTATAAAAGGGCTACGAGCGAAAAATCGAACGAAACCGAGTAATAGCATTCCGTCTGTCAGAATGTAGTGAGTCGCAATTGACGGTAACCAATTGGCCTATTTAACTGTATGTTCGTACAGTTCTGGAAGTCGTGCGTCATGAGTTTCACAATCGAAGGCCCCATTGCGGAGGGCGGCCTAAAGCTGCCTCTCTGCCTCTTTCATGTGCCCGCTGGGTTTCCATCACCGGCGGCAGATCACATCGAAGCCCATATTTCTCTCGATGAAGTCCTGAACATTCGGGCGCCACACGTTTACCTGGTGTCGATCACCGGGGAGAGCATGCAGGGTGCGGGGATTTTCGATGGAGATCTGGCCGTCGTTGATCGCTCAATTGAGCCGGCGCATGGCCACATCGTTGTGGCCCTCCTGAACAATGACCCGGTCTGTAAGCGGCTATCTATACGAGGAAAGGATGTCGTTCTGCTGTCTGAGAACTCCAAGTACCCACCAAGGTACATTCTGGAAGGTGACGAGCTGTCGATCTGGGGAGTGATCATTGGTAGCGTGCGCAGTCATGTTTAAGGCCGTACCTGTCTTCGCGCTGATCGACTGCAACAGCTTTTATGCAAGCTGCGAACGTGTCTTTCGCCCTGACCTGGCCAGGGTTCCTATCGTTGTTCTATCAAACAATGACGGGTGCGTGATCGCTCGCAGCTATGACGCGAAGCCCCACGTAAAAATGGGCGAGCCTTACTTTCAGATCAGGCACAAGCTCAAGCAGCAAGGCATTGTGGCGTTCTCTTCAAACTATGCCCTATACGGCGACATGAGCGAGCGGGTGATGTCGCTGATCGAATCAATGGTGCCGACAGTCGAGGTGTATAGCATCGATGAAGCCTTCGCAGATCTCACGGGAATCAATAGCCTTGAGCAGTTCGGCCGCCAGATCCGGGCTCAGGTGCTGCGCTGTACAGGCATTCCGGTTGGTGTAGGGATCGCACCTACAAAGACGCTCGCCAAGTTGGCCAACCACACTGCCAAGCGTCTACAAGCGCACACCGGAGGCGTCGTAGATATCACTGATTCGGCTAAACGGGACTGGGTGTTGCGAAATACTGATGTCGCCGAGGTGTGGGGGATCGGGCGACGGATGAAGGCCCACCTGGATAGGATGGGAATCAAGTCTGCTATGGACCTGGCCAAGGCCGATCCGTGGACGTTGCGCAAAAATTTCAGTGTCGTGATCGAGAAGACGGCCCGGGAGTTGGCGGGCACGCCGTGCCTGGAACTGGACGAGCCAGATCCGCCGAAACAGGAGATCTGCTGTAGCCGGATGTTTGGGAAGCGGCTAACCGAATTGGCTCCTATCAAGGAGGCGGTTGCCACTTACATGATGAGGGCCTCGGAAAAGCTACGGGCTCAGAACTCATTGTGTAAGAAAATCCGCGTCAGCATTCGCACGGGCATGTTTAACCCTGAGGAAGCCAAGTATGCAAACGGTGTCCTGGTAGAGCTGCCGTATCCAACCAATGATGTCAGGCTCATGACGAAAATGGCTGTGGAAGCGCTGGACCGCGTTTTCAGGCCGGGTTTCAAATACAGTAAGGCCGAGGTGTTGTTGTTGAATCTGTGCCAGCCAGGCGAGTACACCGGCGATCTCTTCGCCGTGGCGCAGCCATCGGAAACCGACAAGGTGATGAAGGTTCTGGACCAGATCAACAGTCGCTGGGGGAGGGGCACACTCCGTGCTGCCAGCGTCCCTACCAACCCCGATTGGGGTATGCGGCGGGAGATGATGAGCCAAAGTTACACGACGAAGCTTGATCAGCTTTGGAAGGTGTCCTGCAACTGAGGGAACCGTGGGGCAAAAATGGGGCAATCTGTACGCTAATCCATGCCATTTAATGCCAAGCAGCCCCATATCAAGCCGCGTCGAAAAAGCCCTACAGCCCTTGTTCTTCGGGGCTGTAGGACTTTTTTGCGTTAATACCCGAGCACAATCGGCGTGTGGGAGGACAGATCGGAGGTATTTTTACTCATTGGTATTCAGGCGGATTCGTTGAATGGGTGAAGCAAAGGAGCGCTGGGCTCGGCTTTTTGCAGATGGCGGCAAGGTTACCATGGGTGCCCCGGCCTCGCAGGCACCAAGGCGCTCCTGTGGTTGTCCGGTAAATGCATTACATATATGCAAATCAGCATTTGTCATTGCGCAAAAGATCAAGCAATATGCGTTCTATGCAAATACGCAACGTTTCTACTGTCTTAAGAGAGCTGCTGGATCGTGACGGAATCTCCCCCACGGAGCTTCACCGTCGCACCGGTGTGCCTCAATCCACCCTCTCGCGGATTCTCAGCGGGAAGATCGTCGATCCTTCGGATAAGCACATCTCGCGGATCGCCGAATACTTCCAGGTGAGCACCGACCAGTTGCGTGGGCGCGTGGATATCGCGCCTGCCCGGGCTGCTGCCCCCCGTGACGAGATTCATTCGGAACTCAAGGACATAAGCCTGTGGGACGACGATACCCCTGTCGATGACGACGAGGTGTCGGTTCCTTTTCTGCGTGAGGTTGAATTGGCTGCTGGATCAGGAAGATTCGTCATCGAGGAAAGCGAGCGCGCCAGCCTGCGCTTCGGCAAGCGCAGCCTGCGGCACAACGGCGTGCAGTTCGACCAGGCCAAGTGCGTCACGGTGCGTGGCAACAGCATGTTGCCGGTGCTGCGGGACGGCGCCACGGTGGGCGTCAATGCCGGCAAATGCGCAATTGGCGACATCGTTGATGGCGACCTCTACGCGATCAACCACAACGGCCAATTGCGGGTGAAGCAGCTGTATCGCCTACCTACAGGGATCCGCCTGCGCAGCTTCAACCGCGATGAACACCCGGATGAGGACTACAGCTTCCAGGAGATCCAGGAAGAGCAGATCAGCATCCTCGGTCACGTCTTCTGGTGGGGCATGTACGCTCGCTAAGCCAGCCCTCTTGAACAAAGCCCGCCCTTGAGCGGGCTTTTTTTTGCCCGCGAAAAATCCCCAGCCCTTTGTTTATGCGCCTTCCATGCATTCCAGCAAATCCTGTGCATAAATAAATGCATTTACGCATTGACTGCATATGCATGAATGCATAATATGAGCCTCAAGCCGCGCAACAGCGGCTGCAAAGACGCTCTTTAGTGGCAAAGCAAAGGCAGCGATGAACCGGCCTCGACGGTTCAGAGGGTTGGCAACTGGCCCGGGTGTGCAGCGTAAAGCACCAGAAGCAGTTATCCGGCGGACAGGGTCGCGGTCGGAGGAACAATTTGAATGGGTCCGTACCGCACCAGTAGTGCCGAAAGACCAAGGTTTGCATTACTGAAAAGCCCGGGCGACCGGGCTTTTTGGAATGCCTGCCTAACGTGGGCCACCAACAGACAGGGACCCTTTGAAACATCGTTATCAGCCTTCTATCAACCGGCCATTTCGCTGGCCTCAATCCGCACGGGAGACGTGAATGACAAACGAGCAACAAGCGTTGCTGGACATGCCGATCTGGCTGGTCATCGTCCTGGCCCTGGTCGGTGGCGTTTCCGGCGAAATGTGGCGCGCCGACAAGGAGGGCGCCCGTGGCTGGTCGCTGCTGCGGCGCCTGGCGCTGCGCTCCGGGGCCTGCGTGGTCTGTGGGGTCTCGGCGATCATGCTGCTGTATGCCGCCGGCGTGTCGATCTGGACCGCCTGCGCCTTCGGTTGCCTGACCGCCATGGCCGGCGCCGACGTCGCCATCGGCCTTTATGAGCGCTGGGCGGCCAAGCGCATCGGGGTATGCGAACCGCCTTCCCGGGATTCCCATTCGGACCAGCCTTGACTCACCGGGCGGCTACCGCCCTCAACACGGTCGTGCGCCCCGGGCTTTCGCCGCCGGGGCCGCTTCGGCCTGATTCTGGAAGCAGACAATGAGCGTACTGACGCAGCTACCCGAGGCCATCACGTCCACGATCAAGACGGCCATGCCGCATCTGCACAAGGTCGAGGCATTTCCCGAGACCGTTGATGGCTCCGCCGAGACAGCGATCTACTTTGCAATCACCGGCATGGACCCGGGAGCTGATCCGGGCGACGGCCGTAGTTGCCTGCGGGCGACCTTCGAGGCCCGGGTGCGGGTTGACCCGAGCCTTGCGCAAGCCTCCTTGCAGGCGGTTGTTCTGGCAGCGCAGCTCATGGACCTGCTGCGTTGCCAGTACTGGAATCTTGATTCTGTCGATAGTGCGAAGGCGGTGTGGGCCAAACCAGCCGGCACGGCCGTGGATTCGGCGCCGAAAACCGAGTGGACCGTGCAATGGCAGCAGTCCATCTACCTGGGCCAGGAACAATGGCCCTGGCCCGATCAACCCCCGGGAACACTGGTATTGGGTTTCAGCCCCGACACCGGCCCCGGTCACGAGGGGCACTATCAGGCGCCGGAGCAGATGTCGTGAATTACGTCACCGCAACTCACGACCGAATGCTTTCTGGCCTGATCCTGCCTTGCGCTGTGGTCGGCGTGGACCTTGCCGCGGGCAGACTGCGGGTATCCGATGGCGCGGGCTGGACCAGCGCCTGGGTTCGCTGGCACAGCCAGGCCGCCGGCAAGGCCCGGCACTGGCGGGCGCCGAGCCTGGGGGAGCAGGGCGTACTGATCAGCCCCAGTGGCGAGCCGGCGCAGGGCACCTTCGTTCCCGGCCTATATGGCGATGCCGGTGCCCAGCCGGATAACCGCGAGCACGTCGAGGTCTGGCGCTTCGATGATGGCGGCTCGCTGGTCTACGACTGGCAGGCCAAGAGCTACAGCATCTCCCTGCCCAGCGGCACGGTGACGATTCAGGTCGGCACCAGTTCGGTCTTGGTGACGGACAGCAGCATTACCGGCAACGCCGACAGCATCACCCTGACGGGGGCAATCACCTTGAATGGCGAGGTGCAAATCAACGGTGCGAGCTTGAAGCACAACGGGGTGAATGTCGGCTCGACCCACATCCATCCAGCCGTGATGCCCGGCCCCGGAGCAACCGCTCCACCGCAGTGACGCCTTGGCGATCAACGCCGGCCACCCAACCTACAACCCCGATAAACCCGATCAATCTGCCGAATGCGGATTTTTTGTACCCGGAGAAAAGCATGGCAATCCCGAAAAAAAAGGCCGGCCGCACGGCCAACAGTGGCGCTGCGGTCTTTCGCGACACCCTCTACACCTCGCGCATTCTGATCCTGGCGGATGGCCGCGCGCTGTCGGTGGCCCAGGGCGAGGTATCGGTACCGGTCAGCGACACCCTCGCCCGAGACTACCTGGAGCAGCACCCGGACTTTCAGTTGCAGGAGTAACACGATGATCGGAATGGATCGCCGTACCGGCTTGCCGCTGTCCGGCATCGAGCATTTGCGGCAGTCCATCGAGGACATCCTGACCACGCCCTTGGGCAGCCGGCGGATGCTTCCTGAATACGGCAGCAACCTGCGCCGTTATGTCGACTTGCCGGTGACCGGTGGCTGGAAAAGCGCGGTTCAGGCAGAAGTCGCCCGGGCGCTGTTGCGCTGGGAGCCCCGCTTGAAGCTGGAGCGGGTAAAGGTTGTAGCGGTGGTGGAGGGCCAGGTCAGTTTCCAACTGACGGGCCGCTACCTGGGTAATGACGCGGTTTTGGAGGTGACGGCATGAGCATGCTGGATTTATCGGCACTGCCGGCGCCGCAGGTGCTGGAAACCCTGGATTTTGAAGCGCTGTATCAGGGCAAGCTGGCGACCTTTCGCCGCTATATGGGCGACAACTGGACGGCCAATCTGGAAAGCGATCCGGTCACCAAGCAACTGGAGCTGTCGGCCTACGGCGACATGCTGTTGCGGGCCCGGGTCAACGATGCGGCCAAGGCGCTGCTGCTGGCCCATGCCCAAGGCACGGACCTGGATCAGTTGGCCGCCAACGTCAACCTGCAGCGCCTGGTGATCCAGGCCGGTGACCTGCAAGCGGTACCGCCTGTGGCGCAGGTCAAGGAAGCCGACGACGCACTGCGCGAGCGTGTCCAACTGGCCTATGAAGGCCTGACCACCGCCGGGCCACGCAACAGCTACATCCTGCATGCCCGCAATGCCTCGGCCCGGGTGGCGGACGCCGAGGCCGAAAGCCCGTCACCGGCCTGCGTCACGGTTACGGTGATGAGCCTGGAAGGTGACGGCGCAGCGGCGCCGGAACTGCTGGCGACGGTCGCCGCGGCCCTCAATGACGAGGACGTGCGACCGCTGGGGGATCGGGTCACGGTGAACAGCGCCCAGATACTGCCGTATCGCATCGACGCGGTGCTGCACATGAAAGGGCCGGGCCCGGAAAGCGATGCCGCCCTGGCAGAGGCCGAGCGCAAGCTGGCCGCCTGGGTCAACCCACGCCGGCGCCTGGGCATCGAGGTGGCGCGTTCAGCCATAGATGCCCAGCTGCATGTGGCCGGCGTGGCCCGGGTTGAACTGCGG